ATTTCGAATATTTACGTAGTTACTGATCAGGGTAATCCTGAAAACGAAGGAAAGGTTTTCCTTTATAGCTATGGTAAAAAGATTTTTGACAAGCTTAATGAAGCTATGAATCCTCAGTTTGAGGACGAAAGCCCTATGAATCCTTTCGATCTTTGGGCTGGCGCTAATTTCAAGCTTAAGATTCGTAATGTTGAGGGTTATCGAAACTACGATAAGTCAGAGTTCGATAAGGTTAAGCCTTTGATGGATGACGATGAAAAGCTCGAGCAGATTTGGAAGTCTGAACACTCGCTTCAGGAATTCCTCGACGCTAAAAACTTCAAGTCTTACGATGAGTTGAAGGAAAGGCTGATGAAGGTTCTTGACGAAAATATTACGAAGTCTAAGGCTGCTAAGGCTGAAAATACCGATTTACCTTGGGTCGGTGAAGACACTTCTAAGATCAAGTCAGCTCCTGCGCCAACTTATGCAGCTGTTGATGATGACGAAGAAAATGAGTCTCTAGAGTTTTTTAAGAAACTCGCTAAGTGATAAATGAAAAGGGAGCTTCGGCTCCCTTTTTTTTATGCTGTAAATTGCAAATTTTTTGTTTGTTCGGAAAACATTCCGCTTCTCATAAGGTCGCCAAAGAAAGAGTTATCTGAAACTCTCATGTCATTGCTTCCGTTATAATCAGTACCAGTAGTAGTATTTTGGTTTCTTTGTTGACCTGCTTGCTGTTGATTTTGTACAGTATTACCGTCTTCAGCAGCTCTTATAGCAGCCTGTCTAGATCTATCTTCCAATGCGTTTTGTCTAACTGCAGTTTGTTGCATCATATCAGATCTCTCGCGCGAAGGTCCCATCAAAGATCCAGCGCTGGAAAGCCCCCCAAGTAACATGCCAGCCAACCCACCAATGGCAGCTCCTCGACCACCTCCGATCATTCCTCCAAGCATCGCAAATGGGTTCATTCCCATTCCTGGCATCATTCCCATACCGCTCATCATAGGTCCACCCATCATAGGAGATGCATAAGCGTTGCCAGTCATATATGCAGCTGCAGCACCAGGATGAAATCTTTGCATCAAAGCCATATCACCAGCTGATAACTGTTGAACTTCTCCTTGACCAGTTGCTCCGCTTGGTCCACCCATAGCATTGCCAGAACCTCCAGGAGTTCCTCCAGCATATTGAGTTCCACCGCCAGGTCCTCCAGGAGTTCCTCCAGTAGCTTCCCTTAACCAACCAGCTGCAGTAGCATTTGTTTTATCTCTACCCCAAATCGCGCTTTTACCAAATCCAACATGTATCCTTGAACCTGTAGGATCCATATAATCTTCACCAGCTCCAATACCTGTAGCGCCAGCGGCTGAAGCGGCGGCAACAAATTTCTTAAATATTGCTTGATCTTCTCTGTTTGTAGCAACAAGTCGACGGTCGCCCATATATAAATCTAAATCTGCTGCATTACCATCGTCATGCCTAGTAGAACCAGTTCTTCTGCCTCCACCAGCTGGTGGTTGTCCGCCAGATTTAACCCTTACAGTAACACCACCAGCTTCATCGGCTGCTTTTTGCAAAACGCCTTTTAATCTTTCACTAATAGGAAGCTTTCTTACAGCAGCTTCTCTCATTTGATCTTCTAAAACTTGTCCTCTACCTGCAGTCGCCCCAGCTTGTTGTTGTGTTGCATCTTGTTGCTGACCTTGTTGAAGAGTAGTATTTGGCGTTGCTCCAGGTTGTTGTTGAGGTGTTGCATCAGGAGCAGCATTACTTTGATTCTGTGTTTGTCCGCCTTGATTTTGTTGTGCTCCTTGTTGAGGAGCACCTTGAGGATTTTGTTTATCGTAAATGTCTAAAGATCTAGCAGCGTATTGTTTACGCCTTTCTAAAGCTACGATAGCTCTAGGATCGCCGCCAGTTTGGAAAACTTGGAAAGCACGCACAGCTTCATCAGTATTGCGGCTTTTTCTAACATTTTCCATAATACGAGCAAATTGAGGATTAGTAGAAACTTCATGTTTGAAAAACGCCATTTGTGCTTCATAAGAGCCAACTGGCATATTATTTTTTTGAGCAAAAGCTTCTAATTGTCTACGTCTTGCGCCAGTCCATTGTGCCATACCAAAACCCCCGCGAGATCCCGCAACGAGAGGTTTTTTTTCATTTATAGTTGGGTCGAGATTAGACTCACCTCCCCACCAACCTGCTATAGCTGCCGCTTGTTCTTTATTAAGATTGTGGTCCTTCATCAAATCGTTCATCAACCTAGGAGCGTTTTGACTAAACATTTCACCCCCAGCATTATTACGAGAACCCCTTAATTGTTGTACTCTTTGAGCGTCTCCGCCTTGAATGTTTTGACCTGGTTCGCTAAGGATTTCTCCACCGCCTCGGATAGCTTTATATCCTGCATAACCTGCTACTCCAATTCCAAGAGCTTTTGCTATAGGAGATTTCCCTATAGTACTTGCTACTAAATTCGTAGCCCATCCCTTTAGACTGCCTATTAAACCGCCGCTACTGCCGTCTTTCTTTTCTTTATCGCTATCTTCAACGGCTTTTTTAATATCTTTCAAAGTAGAAAGCATATTCGTTTGAAGTTGGATAGACTGTTGAAGAATATTGTTTGTGTTTTCTATTTTAGAAGCAGTTTGTTGCGACTGTGTGTTTAGCGAATTAATGCTAGAAGTTAAATCGTTAAAATTCGTCTTATTATTAGCAAATATGTTGCCTATATCTTTTATGACTTTACCAATGCTTTTATTATGCTCGCCAGCAGCTGCTTTGAAGCTTGTTGTAACGCTTCCCATGCTCGCAACATGTTTTGCGAGTTGTGATAGGTGAGAGGCTTCTTGAGCTGCCATTTATCGACCTTTGTTCTTTTCTTCTTCTATTTTCTTAAGGTGACTTACTAACATTTCAACATAGATATCTCTTTCAAACGGTATCATATTTTCGATATCGCTTAGAGAATATTTATGATGCTGAATCAAAGAAAAGTTAACAGAATAATAATTCTCTAAACTATTATGACTCAGCGCAACGAAAAAAAATCATTTAACGAACTCAATACGATTTTTCTTTCATTTCCTAATTCATTTTTGTATTTTATAACATGTTCGATTTTAGGAGCATTTAACAAAAAATCATTAACTGCTTCAAACGTTTTAATATCTAAATTTTCTAAAAACTCTTCAAGATCTTGCTTTTTGTAATCTTTTACATTATAAATTTCATCTTCTACGAAAATGTTTTCTATACATCTTAAGATAAGCTCAAACATATAATCTTTTTCTAAACTCAAAAACTCTTTATCGTCGTATAATGAAGCAGAAGGATGCTTCATTGTCATACCGATTTTAGGAGTAATTTTGATAACATTATCAATCTTTTTTTCAGGATATTTGATATCAATTTCGTTCAAATCTATTTCGAATTCATAAAGTTTATTGTCTTCATTGTCTTTATAAGATAATTTAACTTTATTGTCTACTGACACTGCCCTCAATTTCAAAAATACGTATTCTAAGTCGAAAATAGACAATTTGTTGATATCAAGTTTATCTATCAAACAATTATTAACAACTTGTTTAATAACAGAAAGAAAATCTGTATCAGTTTCGCTTTCTTTCGCCATAAGCAACAATTTTTCTTCTTTAACCAAAAATGGTCTAAAAGAATAATTCTTATTCAAAGAAGGCACTTTGATACTGTGAATAGGGTAATCAATTTTTGGTAACGACATACTATACTCCAAAATTATACAAGGTTATAACTAGCGTAAGTTAAACCGACGTTCAGTCTTATTAGTTCAGAATTACCCCAATTCATGTTTGTTTCTTGAATTGAGGTGGGAAAAGCTTCAAATAAATTAAAAGTTTGTATCAAATAACCATTAGGGTCGTAAACTGATATTTGAACAGTTGTTGAATAGTTATCTTTGTATTCAGTGTAATAACCAGGTATTTGGTTTTCAGCACCATTAAATTGAAAAATTCTTCTAGACCACTCATACCAAAATCTCCACAATTCGCCTTCTTTATCGCATATCATAGATATACTATTTTCGCTAAAATTTGCAGCATGTGGTTGTTTTTGAGTAGGTCCAACACCATACCTTTGGTTATCAGCGGTCAAAATTGTAATACCAGGGAGCTTGATGCTGTCAGCCCTGAATCTAATCATATCTACCGCCACATTATTATTGATAACGTTGGGTGGTCTTATAGCAATTTGGAAATGGTTGTTTTTAACATAACCATATTGCTCTATATTATTTTTAAATCTTTCTATATTAAAAGGCATACTTGATCCTAGTAAGGAGGCGAACCTGCATAACGTTTATTTGGATTCACTTTCCATCTTTGTAATGGTAGCATAACAGCCTTTTCCCAATCTACAGGAGAAACTATATGAAAAGAACTTCTTACATGAGCAAACAAATATCTTTTTACACAGCTTTCGTAACCTTTAAATTGGTTTGAATACGATTTCAAAATATCATATGAAATATTCAATTTAGTAGAATCATTATATTTATTGTTATTCGCTACAGACATTAGTGCATTTAAGAGACTCGCGCGAGCGAGCGGGGGAAGGTAGTGCAAATTTAATCCAAGAAAACCGTTATCATAAAATTGAATTGGTATTGTTAAAGGGTACATGTCGTAAAACGGTAAAATGTCTTTGTATTTTGGATCGTAAACATACATGTACATTTTGCCAATTTCTGGCGATGCTGTCCTTGTAAAAATTTTAGAGGGGTCTTTCGACTTTTCGCCCCTCAAAATATTTTGTAGTTTACCTTTGTACCAATCTATAGCTTCTCTAGCTTTAGCTGTGATAGTTTGACCAGCCGATTTTAAGGTTTTTATAAAATCTACCATTTTATTCCTAATTCTTTTTCAGTAAAAATGTGAAAAGACCAATTTCTATCTTTACAAAATTCTAAAGCTGCTTTCCATTTAGCCTCATTAACTCCCCAATTTTTCACCTCTGTAAGATACCTTTTCGAAGGTTTTTCTTGCCTTGCTGGTGGTTTTGTTTGAGAACTAGGCTTTACTTCTATTAAAATCGTTTCTTTCAATCCCTGTTTATTTATTTTCGTAACAAT